CTGCACTTTCTAATCTGTCTTGACTGCCTACAGCACCACTTATAGAAATACCATAACGACTCAATGCGTTAGTACTAGAGCCAACTGACTTAGCAACTAATTTAGCAGCATCTGTTAATTTAATACCTTGTGCAGATGCAAAGTCTTGAATCAATGGAGTTAGTCTTAATATAGCTTCCTCATTTAATCCTAACTGAGCCAAAAAAGATTGTGCCTCTATAGTAGCCTCATCGCCAAACAAAGTAACTTTTTGTAATTCTTTTGCTTGGTTTACAAGTTTAGAGTATGCTTCAGCATTACCACCTAGAGCAGTTCTTAGTTTTGTTTCAGCTTTTACTTGGTCATCAAAAGCCTTAACACTAGCTGCACCAAAAGCAAGAAGAGGAAGCGTTAAATTACGAGTTAAATTTTGACCAGTCCTTTTTAAGTTTCTACCCCATTTTTTCATAGATGAGCTAGTCTTTCTTAGACTAGACATAAATTGCTTATCGTTTAGTAGTATTTTAATACTTAATGTTTTCTGTGCCATTGTCTTTATTTAACAATTCGTATTTCTTTTTAATATATTCTGCCCTTTTCTTTTGTTTATCGATGTCGGTCTTAACTTTCTTTTTCTCCCATTCAAACTTCATCAGCTTCTGTGGAGTTAGGTTTTGCCCTTTCTTAGTATGTGGCTGTAAATTAACACAAGCCAACCATCGCACTCGTTCCCATTCCCATTGCTGTTCTTTATCTACTCTATCGTTTACGCCTTTCTGCATACACAGAAACTCGTGGAAAGTCAAACTCCAAAAGTCTTTAGGTAGTAATCCGAAGCCATAACCTATAGCTTCTAACTTATCCCAAGTTACTTCTTTTTCTTCGCCACTTTCTTCGTGGCTTTGTCGTTTCCCTCTGTCTCAAATTTAGCAGAGAATTGGTTAGAGAATATCTCTAGCACTTTATTTAGTGCGTCAAAATCTTCGTCTAGCAAGTCTGCGACATCATCAACATTTAAAGAACATTCTTGACCACTCACTCTAGAGCCATCTTTTATTCCGTTTAGGATTAGATAACAAGCATCGTCTAAGCTCATTCCATCTCCTAGCTTATCTAAGTCAGCTAAACTTCTTCCAGTATCTTTACAAAATAACCTCAATGAGTTCATTCCAAATCTTACTGGGTAATCCGTGCCATTTATTATAACTACTTCGTACATATCTTTATTGGTTTTAAATTATGTCAGTTGGAGCAGAGCCGAAGCCCATACCCCAACCAACAAAGAAATTATGCTTGTACTGCTTGTGTTATAGCTCCACTTCCCTCTATCGAAACAGAGTAAGTTGGTGCATCTTCAACACCACCACTAACTTCAAAGCTAGTGACAATACCAGAGCCAGTATAATAAGTATCTCCAGTAGATAGTGACTGACCATAAGTGAAAGTAAATGTAACTTCAGTTCTAGCTAACATTTGTGTTACTAAATCACTTGGGTCTGTTGTAGTACCAGAAGTAGGAGAAAAATCATAAAGACCATCAGCCGAAAGACTAAAAGACTTTTGACCACCTAGTAAGTCTCTGAAACCAGCAGAGTCTTTTGTACTTACATCTATTGTATCAACATTGATACTTAAACTAACGTTTTGCGAATGTAACAACTTATATTCAGTTGCTGAGCCATTCACTTCTTGGACCTTTAATATGAGGTCTGTTCCATTAAAAATTGCCATTGTATTTTAAAATTTATTAATTAATAACTAGTTATCTAAATCTTTTGGAGTTTCCTCTTTTTTAGATTTCTTTTTGGGTTTGCCTAAAGCATCATTGAATATTAAAATTCTATAAATTTTTAAACTTACCTCATAAGACTCGCCTTTCGTATATTCTACTCCTCGAATCTCAATATCTTTTTTTATATATACTTTATACATATCTATCTATTTATGTTAAATCTATAATCTTGTGCTATACCATACAAACCAATAGAACCAGCAGAATCATCATATAGCTCGTTTTGGTCTTGGTAAAATATCTTGTCTACTACTACACCACTATAAGTACCACTAACGTAGTCTAGAGCTGTTCTAACGTGACCAGCTAGAGTTACCATATCAGCGTAGCTATTATGATAAATGCTTATCTGTACTCTAACATAGTCATAAGTACTTACTCCGTTCTTAGTGTTGTTAGGCTCATCTCCAAACATCTGATAAGTTATATAAGGTAACTTAACGTCTGTAGGGAAATTGTAACGACTAGGAAAGATTCTCAAGTTGCCACTTGTAGTAACTAAAGGAGCTACGTTTGAATCGTTGCTTAAAATATTATATATTACTTTTCCTATCTCCATTACTTTATTCTTTTAGCAAATCGTTTTTCTATAATCGTTTTGAGTTTAGTAATTACACTATCCATTACTTGTTGCCCTTTTGCTCTTGCTGTCTTGTCAAGCATTCTTAATGGAGGAGCATTATAATATCCATACTCGTGAAAGTAAAAGTAAAAACCAGTCTTTTCTTTAGATGAAAAACTACCTTTAACTCTTGGTCCTACATAAACGCTAGGCTTTCTCCCTCCCTTAGTCTTTCCGTTTATTATACCTATAGACTTAACAAGCTGTCCAGTTTTATCAGATTCAGAACCTGGTCTTAACGGCTTAATATCATTCTTTATATTCGTTCTAAGCTCACTTCTCAAAGGAGTAGCAGACTTTCTCAAAGCACTTCTAAGAGTATTTCTTAGCTTAGTATCTGAGCTAGGAAATAACTTATCCAAATCTTTTGTAATTTGTTTAAGTTCTTTTTCGTCTATTTTAGCTGATACTATCATTGCTCTGGAAAAGGGTTAATACCGTTATCTATTAATATGTTTATCCAATCTATTTCCTTAGTATATAAGTCTACATTGTCCCACTTAGTCTCTAAGCATTGATAGGTTTCTAGCACTCCATACGATACTATCGTCTCGCTATCGTTCCATACGATGTAGTAACTCTTTACCTCTGGGTAGCATATTTCTGTTAATTTTAAACTCATTACGTTGTTAGTTGTGTTAGTTCGCTATCACTTAAAGCCTCATTAAATACTGCTAGTGATTTTATTTTAGCTTGTGCTAAACTAGCTATGCCATTTTGCCCACTTAAATTTAATCTATCTAAATCATTAGCTGGAAAAGTTGAGCCACTACTATCGGTAGCTACTTCTGTTCCGTTAATCCATAAAGCAAAATCATTTACCTTCCATTTAAAAGCTATCTTGTTAAAGTTGGTAACTGTTTGTGTGCTACTCATATTAGCTTGATAAGCACCATTAAATAACTGCGCTCTAATTACACTATTAGCTATTTCAATCCTTAATTGCTTTGAAGTTGAATTACCATAAACTCCTATCTGCTGTGAAATACCATCGTCTAAAGCAGCTATCTCTGCATATAATACTCCCTCTGTTGAGTTTATTAAGTCAGCACTACCAGCACCAGTTGCAGTCTCTGTTGCTCTTACTCCTTGTGTTGATAGGCTAGGCATATATGAAGTAGAGTAACCTAGATTCTCTATTTGTGCATTTGTAACACTACCACTAACTGTACTTGTAAGTGTTCCACTTGTAGCAGTAAATGTTAAAGATACTCTGTCATTTACTCCAGTTCCTACAAGACTGCCACTATAAGAACCACTAAATGTAATTGTTCCAGTTCCATAAAATGAAACAGAATAATCACTAGCTGATGTACTTACATTTTGTGTAGATAGTGTATCAGTATTTAAATATAAATTTGTTGTAGTAGGCTCTAACAATATATGATTATTATCTCCATTACTATCATAGCTTATTCTTGGCACTCCAGTAGCTACATTAGAAACTAATCCACTAGAGTTAATTCTTGTAGCAGTTGAAGTTCTAGCAAAGTCAAAGTCCTCATAAGGCTCTACTACTGGTGCTACGTTGTAAAGCGTTCCAGCCTTGTAACCAGTAGGAGTTAAGATAATACTTGCTTTATTTAATAGTCCGTCTGCCATTAGCTTATGTCGTTTAATGTTTGTAAGAATGCTTGACTATCTGTAGTGTTCTCTACTACTCCTCCAGCAGCTACTACTCTTGTATTTAATACGCTTATGTAATCGGCTGGTGTTGGGTCAAAGATACCACCATCAACAATAGTCCAACTATCGTCTTCTATTAAGCTGAATCTTGAAGCGTAAGCTGACTCTGTAAATTGTGAGCCACCAAAGTTTATACTTAATCCACTATTTACAAATTGGTTAGCCCAAGATATTAAAGTTGCATCATAATTAGATGTGCTTAAACCAGTAGCGTTCTGCATAAAGTTAGTAAAGTTAGTAACGCTATCAATTTCCCAAGCTGCTAGAGATTGGTCGAATAGGTCGCAGTTGTAGAACATATAGCTCATATTTTCTACAGTAGAAGTGTCCCAACTATATATGTCTCCGTTAAATTGTGAGCAATTATAGAAAACAGAGAACATATTATCTACATTAGAAGTATCCCAAGAATTTAAATCTTGGTCAAAAGATGTAGCTTCAAAGAACATTTGTTGTATATCAGTAACATTACTCAAATCCCAACTATTTATAGGTTGGTTAAATGTACTAGCATTGACAAAACAATAAGACATATCTGTTATATTAGATGTGTCCCAGTTACCAATAGCTCCATTAAAATTAGTACAATCTCCAAACATTCTTTCTAAAGATGTTGTAGAAACAGTAGGAGCATCTGAAGCACTAGCATCTAAATTGCTACATCCGTTGAATGCTCTATCTGTAGATAAGTCTAAAACTCCCCATTGTTTTACGTCAAGCATTTTAAGCCTATCTCCAGCGTTATTAAATTGCCATCCTTGTAATGTTCCCTCTATACTTATTTCGTATTGACCAGCACTACTATAAGTGTGTGTAACCTCTTGTTGATTGTAACTTGTTATTGTATCGCTAGAGCCATCTCCCCAATTTACTGTAGCGTTATAATTACCACCACTAACCAATGGCATCATAAATTGAGTGTTCAAGCTAGAGCCACTAGAAGTATTCTCTGTATCAATAGTGAATACAAATTGATTAGGAGCTGTTTGTGATAAATCTACTACGTCATTCTTCTCTAATAAAAGCACCATAGCATTTTTACGACCTACTTCTTTAATACTCTTTATAGAATAATTAGTAGAGCCATTAGAGATAAAATACTGAGGACTTACTCCAATGTTTGTTCTGTATCTTATTAAGCATTCTATACGCTCATCATTGATTAAAGCATCAGCATCGAAGTTAGTGTTACCACCTTTGAAATCAAAGTCTGCATAAATGGTAACGTAACTATTATCAGATACTACTCTCTCGCCATATGCGTTAGTAGAGTAAGTCTGTGTATATAGTTTTAACTTTCTATCTAGTTTGCCTATTATCATAGTTCAAGCAATCGGTAAGGAGTTAATAAGTGGTCTACCATTAAAGG